AAGTTTGTCCACTTAGGGTGTGTCTGGTTAATTGGCACAATACTTCCAAGTACTTGCCTTTGCGAAACTTTGGTATTTGGCATGCTTTATTCCTCCGTTAGACGACTGACGCCGTAAGGTTTGACTTGATAATGTCGACTTCGATTTTGTCACCGACGCTGCTCACGCGAAGACCAACTTTTGCCTTCACAGTGCCACCGGCAAGCTGTGAAACTGGGTTGAGCTTTGCATCGCATCGGACAGTGAAACCTGAGTCAATCTTTCTTCCGTTTGCATCAAAGGCCTCAAACAAGGCTCCAATGTCGCGAAGCGGGGAAAGAATTGCAATGAGGCGTGACTCGATTGCGCTGAAGATTGTGTTTCTTCCATCAATCGTGCTGAACACGAGGTCTTCAAGACTTCTGCCAGCTTCAATAACAACATGGTTCACGGTGTCTTGAGCTGTGATGTATCTGAAGTTCTCATCATCAGACGAGAGTGAGCGTGCACCGTAGATTCTTACGGAGTTCTGAATTACTCTGATTGCGTTGACGCTAGCATCATCGAGTGAATCTCCGTTTGTCTTGTCGATATCTGCTTTTACACCAACAACGAAGCGTGATGCTGAGAGCAAGCCAGCAGCTGGAACATGCGAACCAGTTTGGTTGTGTGCAGTTGCTCTTTTTGCTGCAACATAGCCAACTGGTGGGATGAATCTGTTTACACCATTTATTGTTGTTGGAACTTCAATCCATGGGTAGTACAGAGCTGCGTGCTCCGCGTTATCTCCGCCCTGAAGCGCAAGCGCGGTTGCTTTTACCTCTGCAATGCTAGCTGTTTCAATATCATGCAAGATTGCAATTCTACTGTTCGTATTTGCGTGAGCAATAAGCGCATCGTGCATTGTCGAGTTTGAGATTTCAGGACAAGTAACAGCTCCAGAACCAAGTGCTCCGTTGAACAGGTCGAGTGAGTCAACATAATCACCGACAACTACTGTTGCACCAGCTACGCCGTTGTTGAAGTTGATAGGCGCGTCGGTTGATACTGCAGGATTCTGTTCTGGGAGCGTTGTTGCTCCATCTGCAGCGGTTGCAGTTATGTATTGCGTTGCAATCGCGCTTAAATTGATTCGTCCTGCAGCTTGTGCAACAGATGTCACCGTTCCTGTTGAGTAGACAGGGACAGTTGTGCTTCCGTAGTACAGCTCAACTTTAAAAGATGTTCCGGCAACGACATCAATCACCTTGTAGTGAAGGTCTGAAGCCCATGTTCCAGGACCATTGGCTTCAAGTGTGAGAACAGTCTCAGCACTGCTGTCTTCCAAGAATGCAAAACCAGAAGTAGCCGATGCGCCTACCGTGCGAGCAACATAGCACTGAGTGCCACCTTCTTCAAAAAATGTTTCAACTGTTGGGTGCAAGTAAGAGCTTGAAAGGTAACCGCCGAACTTCGCTTCGAAGTCCGCAATGCTCTCGATGAGAACTGCTTCATCGGCTGGTCCACGCTCTGCTTTGCCAACAACAAAAAGCTGCGATGACTCGCGAACCGTTGTTGCTGATGGACCTGTTCTTACTGCTGTTGAAATGACTACACCGGGCATTGGACACTCCTGTTGCTCGTTTTAGGATTGGAATCCCGCTTATTAGTTTCAATTGTACAGATGCAAAACGTTTTTCTAATGCAACTGTTAAAAAGATTTGATGTAAACGGTTTTATGTTTTAAACCTTTTTTATTGTACTTCAGATGGGCTCAAATGTTGGTAGCTCTTTGATGTCGTTAGTGTCTGGGTCTATCTGGACACCGGTCTGAGTGACTTCAAGGTCAAATTCCTGAACCGTACCGATTGGCTCTCTTGTGACTATCTCGTCTATTTGTAGAGTGTAAGAAATGTAAGAACCTGCAAGGAATCTGTCGCCTTTCAGCAAGGTTAAGTCAGAGAACTCTTCACGAAGGGTTGACTCGTCAATCATTGCACGAAAAGAGTTTCTGTCGTCGTACGCCTTTAGGCATGGGTAGTCAAGAAGTGCTGCTCTAAGAACCGTGGTCAACCGGTCTCTCATTGTCGTTACAGCCTCTGCGCCATCTGCCCTGGCCCATACATAGGTGCGCATTGAGTAGTCAACTCGGTAAAGGGGGTCTGGTCCGTCGTATCCAATTCTTTCAAATTTACTTGTGGATATTGCCGCGGTAATTATTGTGGGCCATGTATCCATTGCGATTGGTTCATGGATAAAAAAATCCACCGGGGTTGGAAGGGTGATGTCGTCAACATTCCAGCCGTTTCTGTAGCTAATTATTCTGATAGGTATATCTAATTTAAGATATTCATTGACATACGACTTTGCGTATTGCGGTCCGTGCATCAAGCTCATGAGATTCCATCCTCGCCAAGAGTGATGTATTTAACCATGTTGATTCCGAGTTCTCGTGGGAACTCTCTTGGGGTGAATACTATTTTTCGTGCAGGCATTTTCGTGGTTCCGTATTGATGGAACTTTGCGTACTCTACATTTGTCCCAAATGTCGCCGTATCTTTTTCTATAACGTTAACTGCTGAGTCGTTCATGTTGATAAGGCTTCTAAAAAGGTTTCCAGTTTGGACCATCGTTCCGCGTCCGGGAAAGCGTGCCGACTTCCAGGTTCCGTAGTCTTTATCAAGAGGCGCCCATGGCTTGCCGCTTGGAAGACCGTTCGCCATGAAGTTTGCTGCGTTGGCTAGTTCGAGCTGACCCTTGGCCCATCTGAAAACAGGTCGCATATCACCTGCTCTGTCTTTCATATTTTCTAGAAGTTCAAGAACGTCGTCGGCCTCGACCTCGACCTCAATCTTTATCCTGCCAGTTTTTCTAGCCATTACGCAACTCTAACTCTTCTGTACTTTCTGACAGAGGCAAGCTCGCGGTCGCTGAATCCTGTTTCTAGTGGGGCGACGTTTCTTGTGTTGAGGTCCTTGACGCCGACCACGTCGTCATGCATGTTTTGCATTTCACGAGTTGCCGCACGGAGAATCATCAGCTTGAACATCTTTATGTTTTCACCATCTAATCCAGCCGTGTAATTGACCGTGACTATATCGTTTGAGAATCCGAAGAAGTAGTCGATTCCATATCGCCTGACCACGTAGTCACTCTCTTCGACGAGCACGCGTTCCTGGCCGAACTGTGGTTTGACCCTTACCTCAATCACAGAGACGATGGGGGAGTTGCGCATGTATATGGTTTGTGGTGGCTCTGTATAAATTGTGTTTTCTACAGGGCTGGTCGTACTGAACGAATCGCCAACTGGTCTGTTCACGGAGAGAAAGGTTCCCATTGGGACGCCGAGGTGACCTGAGTCAAGAACGTATTCTTCGGTGAACTCTGTTGGCTCGACAGGTCTCCTCAGGTAGGCTTCTAGCTCGCTCTGAAGACCTTCGAGAACCATCTCTGCAGCATCTTGCTGACGCAAGGACAGAGAGATATCCATGTATGTGACTAAGTCCTGAACTGATACGAGCATGGCTTACCTCTGAGGTTGCAACTTTTCAGTCCAATTGTAGCACTTTAAAGAAAAGCACTAATTATTTACAGCTTAATAATTAAGTTCTAACGACTTTTCTTGGCTGCTTTTTTAACTGGTCGTGCTGCCTTCTTGGTCGCCTTCTTAGCTGTCTTCTTGGCAGCCCTCTTCTTGGCAGCTTTCTTTCTAGAAGCAGCCTTCTTTGCGGCCTTCTTCTTCTCTTCAGCGGCCTTCAGTTCTGCCGTTCTTTTTCTTGCTCTTGCAGCAATTCTTCCAGACTCATTGAAAAGCGCATTGGCCTTTCGGGTGGATGGAGCGCCTTTCTTTCCTGTCCTATAAGCATTCAACTGTCTGGCTATTTGTCTCTGTCTGGCTAAATCTTTTTTAGTTGCTCCAGCGCCCTTCAATGCTTCCGCGAGCTTCTTAAGCTCTGCTTGTCCACGACGTGAAATCTGTCCTCTTTTTCTGATTTCTTTTTGTCTACGGTCAACATTGAGTGCAACTTCGGCAAGTGTCGGACCTTGAATTGGCTGTGGCATATTAATTATTCCTCATTTTTGGACGGATTAATAAAGTAATTATATCACCGTCACCTATCTGGATTCGGTGGTCTTTCTACAACTGGCTCGCTGTCCACTGTTCCTGCAGGAGCCTCGATTGGGACCCAGGCACGGGAGTATGTGTGTTCAGCTATGTTTCTCGTCTTTATGATTGACGCCTCTAACATTACCTCAAGCTCGTCAGTCTTCATGCACAAAAGCGCATCAAAATCATGGCGGTTGTATTTTCCAGACTGCTTAAGTTTTCGTACTATGTTTGAAATCTTCTTTGATACCAGATTTCCGCGACCCCTATTCAGACGTAAGTGCATCATCATCGCTGTGAGACCGTCGCAGTCATGTTCAATAACTGGAATCATGTCTCCGTGTGCATCAATAATCCTGGAAACGTTTAGGGCTAGTCTTAGCCTTTCGCTGCCATCAATGACTTCTTTGGTTGAAGCGCGAATATGGATTGGTTCGATAAACCCAAACTCCATTAAGGACGCAGAAAGCACGAGAAGGTCAGGACGAAGTATGTGCGTTGCTTTCCATTCTGGGATTTTCAAATCACTTGCCTTAACGTAATTAATATTCAAATGTTTCACTTTGTTCCTCTGTCATCTCAATTGTTCTTACGGCGTGTGCTTTCGTCTTGGGCCCAACAGGTGTTGGAGAGTTTGAGTCAAACTGGTTCAGAAGAAGCGTTCTAATCAGATAATTAAGTGGGTACCCACCTGGGTCTATTGCATGCTTCTGTCTGAATTTTGCAACAAATGTTCTGGCAGAACGCGCTGCGTCATCTCCAATAATGAAATCGTTGATGAAATTAGAGGCGCCAGCAAAACCGTCCTTAGCATAATTAGAAATTAACTTTTCAACATCAAAGTCTTTCCATATTCTTCTTTGAGCGTCAATGTGGGGAAAGCACTCAACAAGCTTGTCGTAGAACTCCGGCTCGGTGGCAACAACATCTCCGATTCTTCTGATGGCAATGGAGTGGAGTGGAATACCGACCCTCGTGTTACTGCCAGTTAAAGCAGCAAGGTCGTAGTATTCACAGTAATCAGAGCCATGCTCTTCAACTATGAACTTGAAAACATCGTCCGTATTCCAGTCGTAAATAACCTTTGCAAACTTGAGAGGTATTCCTCTTTTCAACTTGTACGGAGTAACGATGTAATTCTCATGAAGTTTCTGAACAATTGAGCGATAACGAACCATTGACTCACTTGCGCGAACACCAGTGATGAAGGCAACGTTTCCCACTTTTCCCTGCATTGTGTAGTAGTCAGTTTGCTCTGGGAGAGACATTGACGGATTGAGGCCAAGCGTTTGAGCATTGATTGCCCATGGCGGCATGTCCCTGACCCATCTTCCCTCGCTTCCGCGAAGAGCGCCCCACAAGAGGATTCGTTCGCGCTTCCCAAGAACCCACACTTCAGCAATGAATGGAAGGCAATACCACTCCATATCTACCCAGTCGTAGTTTCTTACTCTTTCAACATATTCAATTGTCTTTGGGCTAACCATCTCTTCATCTCTGAAGATGACTTTTACTGGTCCGAGCCCGCGCTCCTCGTGAACTTCCTTTGCCAACAGCAAGGCAGCCGTTGAGTCTTTGCCCCCAGAGAATTGCACGCACACAGTGTCGAACTGGTCGTATACATGTCTGATTCTTTGGCGCGCAGCTTCCACGCACGAAATGTTCAAGAACATTCTTTGTCTGGTCATGGCATGTGTGGGTCTATGAAGTTAATCAATTTTTCTGCCGTGGTGTCACCGTCAACAGCCGGGTCGGAACGCAGCCACTTGATGAATTTGTACCACAGAGCCTGCTGGTCTGCATTATCAAAAACAATTGTGTATTGAACTGCTGCCTGTGGAGCTGAGCCAGGTACTGCAATTGTGGAGCCACGAGTAGCAATATCAGAATGGTCTAGGTTTGAATTTGCAACGATTCTGTTTTCTCCAGAATCATCTTTTTGCACCATTCCTTTTATTGAGTCAACAGCGTCATCATAAACTTTTTGCTCTGCCATTTCTTCTCTTGTTTGAGGAATCTCTTCTTCAGCGTTATCCATTCTTGCTTGCTCAATTATCATGTCGCTTTCCATTGAAGCAAGCTCAAATTCGTCCCAACCCAACCCGTCAAGAAGGTCTGGGTAGTACTCGCTAATTTCGAGGAGCATGTCTGTCAGTAGCTCTGGTTCTGTGTAACCAAGTTCCATTGTTCTGTTATCGGCAAGAGCGAAAGCAATTGCTTTCTTATCGTCTGCGTCCAGAAAAATAACTGCAATCTGCTCCCATCCGAGATTGATTGCCGCTTCAAGTTGATGATTACCTGCGATAACAGTCGCGGTTCCATCTTCATTTTTTTTAGCGACGATTGGCTTTACCTGACCAAACTCTGAGTATGAAGCCATGATTGCTTCAACATTTCCAATTCGCGGATTACCCTCAAGGTAGTCAAGACTATCGATGTCGACAGCAAGCGATTTTAAAGACGGATGTATTCCGCTCATACCTGTACTCTCACGTTTGCATTAAGCGTTCTCATTGCATCTATTGATGTTCGCAAAGACAATAATGCTTCTCTTTTGGTTTTGACAAGAGCCTCTGCAATCTTGTATTCGTAGTTAACGTCATCAAGCTTGTAGTCTGCCCAAGCCTCGCGTTCTTTGATTGAGCCGGAACGAGCAAGATATTCCTTTGCCCAGTTGGACTTATATCTCGCTTCTTTCTTGGCAGCTTCAACAGCGAGGACCTCAAATGCTTCAGTCTCTTTTTCCAACTCCCCAACGAGCCTGAGCATCTCTTGTTCAATTTCAACCTGACTAATAGGTGCGCTTCTCATGTATTGCCTTTCACTTGTAGTGGGCTCCAATCTACTTTGTCTAGGGCTGACATGTTCGTTGCTGGCCAAGAAAACCTAGGTTTTTCCATAAAAGCAAGAGCCATCTCTTCAAGAATCCAAGCGTCGCATTTGTCGTCGGCACCAGGGTTCCCCCATACGATTCCGGTCTTGGCGGAAACAGCAGAAATTACTTCATTCTTCGAAGCGTTACCCTTTCCAGTGGCGAACTTAGCCCTACATGTTGGCGGTATTTCTACAAACGGAACGCCTAGCTCAAATAAGCAAAGCCTGACTACTCCACCAAGTTCCCCAATAGAGAAAGCCTGCCCGCTGCGAGATGCGAATGAATAGCCCTCGACAACAACAACATCAATATCATTTTCTAAAACTATTTTTTTAATTGTTTCAGAAATTGTCTTTAGTCTTTGGACGCCCTTTTCATTAGTCGAGACGACGCCCGTTTCGCCGTTATGAGAATATCCAGTGGATGTTAAAGAAAGGTCAAGCCCAAGTAGATTGATATTCACAGGCAGATACTAATCCATAAAAGCAAAAACCCGCCGAACACCTAGCCGGTTCAGCGGGTTTGTCGAGTGACACAGGTGGCGTGCAGTCGAGTCTTCGATTTGCCGTAGCTTTCGCTACTAGACCTTTTGACCACCTGCCCTTCTTCCACTCGGAGTAGATATTGGCTAGATGGAAAAAGAGTAACACTATTTATTAAAGCTAAATAGTAAAGCATTTATTATTAAAAATTAAGTAGATGATGCCGAACATGCAAAAGCCGAGTGAGTCTCCCCACCCGACTTTCGCACCTATAACGGTCCTAAGGAATTCCAGTTTATACTGAGTTTAAATACTGAAAGTGTCAAATAAAAAGACATAATAAATTATTTTTCCCAACTTCTTTTTGCAAGCCCTAAATCAAAAGCAAGTTGTGGATAGTTTCCAATTCTTGTATGACATGGTCTGCAAACCGCAAGAACGTTATCTTCATCAAGTATTGAGCCACCCTGTGAGCGACGAATTATTTCGTGAACGTCCATGCTGTTATTTTGAATGAAGGTCACTTTTTCGTCATGTTGTGCAAAAATTTTGCAAGCCTGACAAAATGGTCGTTCGCTGAGAATCTTTTCCACAAATGGGCGTCGTAGTTCATATAGTTCAGATTGCTTTTTGCTTCTCTTCTTTATTGAGCCAGTTCGCTTTGGGGGAGCACCTCTTTTTGGCGGCTTCCCTCTTTTGATTGGCTTTCTAGGCTTCACTTGAGTTAGAGATTCTCGACATCAATTTGGTCAAACTCCCACTTACTTTCAAGAGTCGCCCAGAGAGCCCTGTCGATTGATGTTTCTTCAAGGTCGTAGTCTCTTAGCATTGCACGATGCGTAGCAATTGCCCTCTTGTAAAAATCGACCTGCTCCCATCCGTCTGAAGATATCTCATCACCAGTCTCAATCATTGATGCAACTTCGTCAAGGCGCTTGTCAACGTGGAACTTGAATCTGCTGACTTTCTTGAGCTTTGAATCGTATGCGGCCTTTGCTTCAATTGCAAGTCTTCTGCCGTCCCTGCCGAGCGCCGTGTATCTAGCCTCATCTGCTTGAGCGTCATACTCGATTTCATCAATCTGTTCTTTTAGGTTTTCAGAAAGAAATAAAAGCGCGTCTCTCCATCTGCTCCAGTTTTCTTTTTCCATCAGTTGTTTTTTGTGAAGCGGAGAAAGCTTGTTCTTAACTTCCTCTGCAACCATTCTTGCAAATGCATCATCATTAAGCATCATTGTTATCTCCACGCCGGGCATATGCGTTTGTAGCTGCAGAAATTACAGAGAAATGAAGTCTTTGCCTCAAACTCGCCAGTCCTGCATTTTTCGTCTATTTGTGATTTTGTTTCCTGAATCATTTCTTCAAGTTTTACTATTTCAGAATGAGTCACTTCTCGCGTGAGTTTCACTCCATCCTTAAGGTACAAAAGCTCAACTTTATCGACATCTCCGACACCAAGATTGATGAGAAGTTTTGCATAGATTAAAAGCTGGGCAAACTTTTCATCTAGGTCATATTTCGGAGTCTTGCCAGTTTTGTAGTCGCTAACGGTTAACGACATCTTGCCTTCTGTTTGACTGTATCTATCTATGAATCCACGAAGTCTTACGCCAGCTATCTCTCCATTTAGCTCATACTCAAGACCAGTTGGTTCAAGCTTCTGTGGGTCCTCTAGCTTCCAAAGATTTTCTACACAAAACCAGGCAGCCCAACGAAACTTGTTCAACGCCTCAGCATCGCTAAGGGAAACTATTTTGTAAGTGACCTTAAAGCCGTCGATAACTTTCTTTGCTTCTTCTGCCCACTTCTCGTCCCATATTTGTTTTGCCAATGGGCGACAGTTTGCAATTGTTCGCAATTCAGCTGGAAGTTTGTACATCTCCTCAAGAATGTCGTGGACAAAATTACCTAATACCGCCCAATGGTTTGATGGGTCTGGAATTAGGTCAATTTTGTTGAACTTGAACTTCTGTGGGCACTGTTTAAATGTCCCAATGGAAGATGGTGACAAGTAGTCAGGAGCCTTTAGCTCACTTGTCATCTACGACCACATAGTCTCCACCGAATGAAAGACGAGTTGCTTCTGCAATCAACTTGTCA